GCCTCAATCAAGAGACTGGAGAGAACGCCCTGATGCATTTTGGTCAGATGAAATAGGACGCAATATAACTCCAAGACATGTGCTACAAGTGTTTGGGACAGAATGCATGAGACATGGATTTTTCGATGGAGTATGGGTAAGTTTAGTTAAGAAAAAGATACAGGACAATCCTGAAATAAATTGGGTACTGCCTGACACAAGATTCCCTAATGAAGTAAACATGATAAAATCCATAGGGGGATCCGTGTGGCGTGTAAAAAGAGGAGATGATCCAGAATGGTTCTCCAAGTATATTACTGAAGACATAGAGCCAACAGACACACATCCATCTGAATGGGCATGGGCAAAATCAACATTTGATGAAACAATAGAGAACAATTCAAGCCTATCAGACTTGGAAATACAGATAAAAAGTAAAATTAGTAGTCAGCAGTAAGATCACCTTGGCGCCAACCTTTTTTCTTGGCGTGCATCAATCTGTTACAATTTGCACACACAGTTTTCAGATTAGAAACATTATTATTATTCATGTTGGCATCAATATAAAATACATCTAATTGATAAGGGTGTTGTGCATTGAAGCCACACATTTCACAAGACTTCTTTTTTTGATATCCTGATCTTTGCCATGCAGGAGTAGTGATGCTTGACGTGTTTGTTTTTCTAATACATGCATCACATTTTTTCCTATAGTAAACTTTATCACCACGCCTGTAATTGTAGGCCGCTGGCTTACTATTGCATTCTTGACACAAAGGTCTTTTGTTTCCATTACCATTAAGCACGCATATATTTATGTGTACCTTTTTGGTGCTCTTTAAATTACTTGTAATAATCAGCCCATAATGGTAAATATTCACAACAAGGAGTAAACGACAAATGGCTTTAATATCACCAGGAGTAGAGGTTACCGTAGTAGACGAATCGTTTTACGTCCCCGGTATACCAGGAGCAGTACCATTAGTTGTGGTCGCAACTGCTCAAGACAAAACATCAGGTACAGGCACAGGAACTGCGTCAGGTACCTTATCAACAAACGCAAACGAAATATTTTTAGTTTCATCACAAAGAGAACTTACACAAACATTCGGTAATCCAAAATTCTTTACAGATACATCAGGAACACCATTACAAGGTTATGAGTTGAATGAATACGGTCTCCAAGCCGCTTACTCCTTCTTGGGCATCGCAAACAGAGCCTTTGTGATAAGAGCAAATTTAGATCTTGACGAATTAACTGGAACAGCAGGCGCACCTGGTGGTAGACCTAATGACGGTTTCTTTTGGTTAGATCTTTCTACTTCCGCTTTTGGAATAAAAGAATGGAACGAAGCTACGCAAACCTTTACAGTGCAAACACCAATTTTTGTAACATCAACTGATGATGTCACAGGGAATGCACCAAAAACAACAGTAGGATCTATTGATGATTATGCTATTGTGGCAACAACTCCATTCAATAGACTGTATTACAAAACAAGATCAAATACTTGGGTGCAGGTTGGATCAGCTGATTCAGCAACAAAAGATGCATCATGGTCATCATCACATCCAACAATCAAAGGTACAGCCACAAACCCTGCACTAGCAGATGCAACCATTAACATTAACGGTAACAACATCATACTTGGTGGCTCAGTAACCACAGCGGCAGCGGCAATCAATGCAGGCGGCATCGAAGGTGTGGCAGCTGCGGCAGTTGATGGCAAACTTGAAATATATGGTATTCCAACAGCATCAGGTGATGACTCATCAACTACAGCACAAGCACGTTCTATCATTATTACATCTGTAGGTGATTCAACTGTAGACGGTTTATCACTGCTTGGCATCACAGGTGGAAGATACTTCCTACCTAAAGTGTTCATTGGGCAACACACTCAAGATCATGGATTTAGAACAAGCGATACAAAACCAAGACCATCAGGTTCTATTTTTATACAAACTACTGAACCAAACGGTGGCGCTAATGTAGTTGTTAAAAAATATTCAGAAACAAACGGAGCATTTGAAACAGTTTCAGCGCCTATGTTTAAGTCACAAGAAAGAGCATTAAAAGATCTTGACGGCACTGGTGGCGGAATAAATCTTTCAACAAATGATCTATTTGTACAGGTAAACGTTGGTGAATCAGAATGGGATGATTCAACTGCAACATCAGGGGAACTTGTTGATTATGTTGTGTTTAAACGTGCAGTTGGCTCAGGAACAGCAACAGTTATAACTTCCAACAAGATTACAACAAAATCAGCGGCTGGTTTCTCCAACGGTGACACAATTAAAATGGCAGAAACAAAAATCTCTGGCACAACAAAAAATCCAACTGTGTTACTGAATCAGAAAACTGTAAGCATTACAGGTGAAGACGCAGATGACTTTGTCACAGCGATATCAGCTGCAGGCTTTAGCCACATATCTGCTTCATATGATGCGGCAACAAAAAGAATTGCATTACAGCATGATCAAGGTGGAAATATTTACTTCACAGATTCAAGCGGTACTCCTATGGCAGACTTAGGTTTTGGAACTGCTAAAGCAAACTCATATGGAGCTAATTTAGATCTTACAACAGAAAAAATAGCAAACTTATATGTTGCTCCAGCAGGTGATAAAGATGATTATTCAACTGACTTTCTTGCAACAGCAGATGAGGCAACAAGAACATTTGAATTTTTAGCGTCTAACTGGACACCAGTACAAAATGTTCCAGATTCAGGCACAACATATACTCCAATACAATCAGTAAACGAGCCAACAAAAGATCCAAAGGATAGACAAAAATGGTTTACAACTGAAATTGGTGAAGTTGATATTCTTATACACAACGGTACAACATGGACTGGATATCAAAATGTTACATCAGATGCAAGAGGCTTTAACTTATCAAACACAGATCCAAATGGCGTAATTATTTCAGCCACTGAGCCTACAACACAAACAGATGGCACAGCACTTGTCAACGGTGATCTATGGTTAAGCACAGCTGACCTTGAAACATATCCTAAACTATACAGATACGATTCATCACAACCATCAGGTCAAGAATTTGTGTTGATTGACAACACTGATCAAACATCACAAGATGGTATACTGTTTGCAGACTTTAGATTCCATGACAATGGCACAAAAGACGTCATAACTGAAGAAACATTAATTACAGACTTACTGACATCAACATACTTAGATGTTGATAAGCCGGATCCTTTATTATATCCTAAAGGTATGTTAGGATTTAATCTAAGAAGATCAGGCTACAATGTCAAAGAGTTCCGAAGCAAATACTTTACAAGGACAAACTTTGCAAGCACAACTGACTTTCCAGATCTTCCAAGTGAAACAGATGCTTGGGTATCAGTATCAGGATTGAGAGCAGATGGTTCTCCATTCATGGGTAGAAAAGCACAAAGAAATGTTGTAGTTGAAGCAATGAAATCAACTGTTGAGGCAACTACAGAGTTAAGAGAAGAGCAGAGAGAGTTTAATATACTTGCAGCTCCTGGATATCCAGAATTGATTACTAACTTGGAAACACTAAATGCAGATAGAAAAGAAACTGCTTTTGTGGTAGGTGACACTCCATTTAGGCTTGCTCCTACATCCACTGATGTAACAAATTATGCGAACAATACAGCAGGCGCAGCTGACAACGGTGAAGATGGACTTGTAACAACAAATTCATTTACTGGTGTGTATTATCCATCAGGACTGACAACAGATCTTAACGGCGAATCAGTTGCTGTACCACCATCACACATGATGTTAAGAACAATTGCATTCAATGATCAGGTTGCGTTTCCATGGTTTGCTCCTGCAGGTGTTAGACGTGGAGTAATTGATAATGCTTCCACAGTTGGACATATCAACTCAGAGGGCGAGTTTGAAACAACAGCGGTAGCAGAAGGATTGAGAGATTCATTGTACTCTGTTAACATCAATCCAATATCGTTTGTGACTGGAGCAGGATTAGTTGCTTTTGGACAAAAGACAAGACAACTAACAGCATCAGCACTTGATAGAATAAATGTTGCAAGACTCACAGCATTTGTAAGATTAAACTTAGATAAAATTGCAAGACCATTTATCTTTGAACCAAACGATGCTCTAACCAGAAATGAAATCAAACAAAGTATTGAATCATTTATGTTGGAACTAACAGCACAAAGAGCTCTAAATGACTTTGCTGTTGTATGTGATGAAACAAACAACACACCAGCAAGAATAGATAGAAATGAATTGTATGTAGATATTGCAATTGAACCAATCAAAGCAGTTGAATTTATCTTCATACCAGTCAGACTTAAAAACACAGGAGAAATTGCAACTTCAGGGCAGTAGCCTTTAAAGGTGCAAACACAAAAAGGAGAAAATGAATAGTAAATATTCATACTAGGAGATAAAACAAAATGTCAGTATCAACACTTTCAAAATTTACAGTACCACTAGCTAGTGATCAGTCATCTGCATCACAAGGCTTATTGATGCCAAAACTACAGTATCGCTTTAGAGTGGTTCTTGAAAATTTCGGCATATCAACTCCTAGATCTGAAATTACAAAACAAGTAGTAGATTGCACAAGACCTAATCTTACATTTGATCAAATCACACTTGAAGCATACAACTCAAGGGTGTACATGGCTGGTAAACACACATGGGATCCTATCACACTTAATGTAAGAGACGATGTCAACAACGAAGTATCTAAACTTACTGGTGAACAATTACAAAAACAATTTGATTTCTTTGAACAGTCATCAGCGGCTTCAGGATCTGATTACAAGTTCACAGCAAGAATTGAAATACTTGATGGTGGTAATGGAGCCAACACTCCAACCACACTTGACACATTCGAATTATTTGGTGCTTACTTAGATAACGTTCAATATGGCACACTTGCTTATGCAACATCTGATCCAGTACAGATTACTATGTCCATTAGATATGACAATGCAATCCAAGCTCCTAGAGGCACTGGTATCGGTACAGCAGTTGCAAGAACAGTATCAACAGCAGCTACAGGCGGCGGTATTTAATCTTAGTATACCTGTTTTTTTAGAGCCATAAATATTACAAATGGCAAACTGGCGTTCTAATTTTCTTAAAACATTACTACAAGGCGATCATCTAAAAGATTATCAACATGCGGCAAGACTGTACACAGACGATCTTTTTAGATTGTCTCCAAAAAATCAATTTTTATATCACACAGTATTTGAAATAAATCCAGAGGCAGTTGGCTCATCACTTACATCAACTGAAAAATTAGAACTAGGCATGATAGTAAAGCGTACTGATTTGCCACAGTATTCGTTCAATGTGGAGCAAAAAAATCAGTACAACTTTAAAAACTATATTCAAACAGGAATCACATATCAACCAGTAACTATGGAGCTACACGATGACATGGGAGATGTTGCCACAGCATTTTGGAAATCATACTATCAACATTATATTGTTGATACAAACATAGATCCAATCCTGTATAATAGCCAAACTTATGGTCAAAATTATTCACTGAGATGGGGAAGAGATGTTGCAAAGCACAATAAATTTTTTAAGTCTATTTCAGTTTTCCAATTAGCAAGAAAACGTTTCACAGAATATCAAATGATGAATCCCGTAATCAACGATTGGTCAAACGGAAACATGGCTCAAGATGCTGGCACCGGAGTTAACACGCACTCCTTCAGTATATCATATTCAGGAGTGTTGATGCGTAACGGAGCAGTAGGGAT